TATGGCAAAAGCGCGAGCGTTTGGCCTGCCTGGCAAGCTGGCAAAAGCGGCCGAGGTGGTCGGCATACGCGATCAGAAAATCGGCGACGGCATGCGGCTGATAAAAAAGTTTAGCATTCCGCGCAATCCGACCAAAGGCGACGGCCGCAGGCGCTTACGGGTCACCGACGCCGATCAGGAGGTCGACGGTGTAAAGTTCCTCGACTACAACGTCGGCGACATCCGGGCCGAGTCTGGAGTCTCCGCCGAGGTGCCTGACCTGATCCCCGACGAGTTGGAGACCTGGAAAGCGGACCAACGCATAAACACGCGAGGCGTCCACATCGACCGCAAAGCGCTGGCGGACTGCATCGCGATTGTCGATCAGGCGTTTGACAAGTACGGGGCCGAACTCGTGGCCATAACCGGCGGCGCTGTAAAGTCCGCCAGCGAGCTCGACAAGCTGCTCGGATGGTTGGCAGGCCGTGGCCTGGTAATGCCGAACATGCAAGCCGAAACCGTCGAGGCCACGCTCGCAGGCGACGACATAGCCGACCCCCAGGCGCGCAGGGCGCTGGAGATCCGTTCTGTCCTCGGCGCCGCCAGCGTTAAAAAGCTGTTCGCTATCGACCGGCGCACAAGTCTGGACGATCGGCTCCGGGATCTGTTCGTTTATTACGGCGCCGAGCGAACGGGCCGATGGGCCGGTCGCGGACCGCAGCCGCAGAACTTGCCGGCGCGAGGGCCCAAAGTGGTGCGGTGCGACTCAATAAACGGATGCGGTAAGCATTACGTCGCCCGCCCGGATCTCGACGCCTGCCCGTGGTGCCAAACGCCGGCATGGGCCGCCGGCTCTGCCGAATGGTCCGTCGAGGCTGTCGAGGACGCTCTGCAGGTCGTAGCGACCCGGTGGCTACCTCACGTCGAGCATTATTTCGGCGACCCTGTAGCGGCCGTGTCGGGCTGTCTGCGCGGCTTGTTTAGCGCGCCGGAAGGCTGCGATCTTATTTGCTCGGACTATTCAGCGATCGAGGCGGTCGTGCTGGCTATGCTGGCCGGCGAGCAATGGCGGATCGACGTTTTCCGCACGCACGGCAAAATATACGAAATGTCGCTCGCCAAAATTACGGGTATGTCGTTTGAAAAAATAATGGCGCACGCCGGGTATGCCGACACGACCCTGCCGAATTGGTGGGAGGCGACGCAAACCGGACCGCACCATCCCCTGCGTAAAAAGATCGGCAAGGTCGCCGAGCTCGGATCCGGCTTTCAGGGATCCGTCGGCGCCTGGAAAGCGTTTGGCGCGGACGAATTTTTCGACACTGATGCCGAGATAAAAGCGCAGGTCGATGCCTGGCGCCGGGCGTCGCCGGAAATCGTCAAATTCTGGTACGGCCTGCAGGACGCGGCGATCGCTGCAGTCCAAAACCCCGGGCAGAATTTCCAATATCGCGGCATCGTGTACGGCGTGGTCGATGATGTGCTCTATTGCCAGCTTTTAAGCGGCCGTAAATTGGCCTACCAACGCCCGCGCCTGCATCCGGACGTGACCCCGTGGGGCAAACAGGTGTTCAAGCTGACATACGAGGCCTGGAACTCTGACTATAAGAAAGGCCCGCAGGGTTGGGTACGGCTCGACACATACGGCGGCAAGCTGTGCGAGAACGTCGTCCAGGCGACCGCACGGGATCTGCTGGCCTACGCGTTAAAGAACGTCGAGGCGGCTGGGTATCCGGTCGTTCTTCACGTCCACGATGAAATAGTCTCGCAGGTGCCCGCAGGTGCCGGATCTATTGACGAATTCGAGCAGATCATGGCGGCCGTGCCGGCATGGGCTGCCGATTGGCCCGTTAAAGCCGCAGGCGGCTGGCGCGGTAAACGATACAGAAAGGATTGATTACTATGGCTCTTTTATTACTTAAAGAATGGCCCTTTTCCGACGGCAGGCCGATTAAATGCGACGATCTGGTTATCGCAGAACTCGAATCGCACGAGAGCGATAAAAGCTGCACCGACACGTGGGACCAATCGGACCGCATAGACTCCACTCGGCTAGCTTTTGCCCGGCTTGTTGCCGAGCTGCACGACGCCGGCCTGCTCAACGCGTCAGCGATTGCACGAATAGTCGGCCTCGCGCCCCTGTATTTAAACGACGTAAAAGAGGATTGTTTAGACCCGGTTTTTTGGGGCGCGGCTATTTACACGGACGTAGGCGAAAAAACTTTGAAGCTGTCCCGGCTAAAAATGGCCTGGGTAACGCGCGACGGCAGCGTTATTTTTGAAACATTAAACACGACTTACTCGGCCGTATTCTGCAACGCCTTAACGCGAGAGACGTTTTTGAATACCTGCGAAACACTTGGCAAACTAGAAAGGGAATAAAAGATGTTTAAAAACGCACGATTCTGGCGGTTTACCCGCCCCTACAACGTCGGCGCTATTTTGCTGGCCGCAGCACTGCAGGAGGACGCGCTAAAACCGCTCGGCCCGCAGGAGCGAAAGCGGTCCGGCTGGATCCCCGTATTCGATGATCAGTTTGTTATGTCCGACGGTTGCCTGCTGTTCTGCCTGCAGACCGACGAGCGCAGGCTCCCGGCCCACGTGGTCACGCGTTACGCCAGGGCCCGAGCGCAGGAGTTCCAGGAGCAACGGGGCGAACCTGTCGGCCGGCGCGAATTTCAGGAAATAAAAGAACAGATCGAGCTGGAGCTGCTGCCCCGGGCGTTTGTTAAAACCTCGACCATGCTGGCGTTTATCGACCCAGAAAGCGGGACGGTTGTCGTCGACAGCAAAAGCAACAGCGCGGCCGAGTCGCTGCTGTCCTTGTTGCGTAAATCTATGGGCTCGCTACCGGTGCGCCCGCCATCCGTCCAGGCCTCGCCGCGTTTTACTATGACCGGTTGGCTCGACAATACCGTCGAGGCGCCAGACGAGATCGTCCCGGGCGAGTCCTGCGAAATGCACGGGCTCAGCGAAAAGAGCGCAAAAATAAAAGTTAAAGGTCTGGATCTCTACGGCGAGGAGGTATCGGTGCACGTAAAAAACGGCCTGCAGGTCGTCAGCCTGTACGCGGAATTCGACGGCGCATTCGTGGCCACGGTTCACAAGGACATCAGCCTGCAGGGTATAAAGTGGACGGACCTGATCCGCGAAAAGCTGGAGGACGTCGACGCGGAGGACCGGGAGGCCCTGCTGCGCGCCGAGTTCTATCTGTCGTCGCGTGAGCTGTTGCGCTGCCTGTCGGTGCTGCTGGAGGCCTTCGGAGGCGAGGACGTAAACGCCAGCCATTGATTAACAAGGCCCGCCCAATACTCGGCGGCGGGCTCTTTAAACACTCCGCTGTGCCCTTTCACTGGATGCGACCAATAGCTCTCGGCCGTGTCCCAATTTATCAGGCGTTTGTTAGGCGCTGTAAAGCCGTAGCGGCCCGCAGCGCCCCACCCTTGCGACTGTATCCCGTCGAACGGAAAGAGCCGTCCCCATAGCCTGCCGAGCTGTACGACCCAATCGGTTGAGTTATGCAAGCAAAGGACCGGCACGCCGTCAGGCCATACCGCATCGCGCCGCAGCGCCGGGTTAATACAGACCACGGCCGCCAGGTCATTACGCATAATCTGTGCCAACTGCCAGCCAATCAGGCCCGCGTTACTGTGCAGGACCAAAATGTCGCCGGGTCGCACGCGCAACGCCAGGCCTTCAAGCGCGCGCCGGTTAGCACAGGCCAAGCCAAGCGCCCCGGTCCAGCCGTAGCTGTAGCGCTTAACGTCGCCCGACAGGTACGGCGCCAAGTGCCCCACGGTCTCTCGGCCCCCGTCGCTGACGTTAAAGCCGTGCACTAGCCACGTGGTCACGCTCGCCGCGCCATCATTTGTTCAAGTTCCGACTGGCGGGTCCGTAAATCCGCTATAACCAGATCCCGCGCGTTTATTTCGAGCCGAAATTGTTTTCGTTCTTCCGCTGCTGCGATCTCGACGGCCGTTAAGCGGTCGAGTAGCTGCTGCGTAAACTCTGAGCGGTCGGTTGTGCGCATTCGTCGGCTGTCCGATCGGGCGACAAAAAAGCCCGCCACGATCGTTCCTAACGAACTGAGCGCCCCCGCCATCGCCAGCTTTAGCCATTCCGGAAAGTTTGACCATTCCACGGGCGGGATCCTCCTGCAGCATCGCGTTCTATGATACGTATCCACGGGCAGCGCCCTCGATCCAGTCCAGCACGGTTAAGACCCTGAGCCGTTGTGATTCGTCCAAAGCCCCGACGCCGACCTCCTCGTTTAAGCGGTCGCGGGCGGTTGTTAAAATTGCTGAAATCAAAATCTGATCCGCAGGGTCTAGCCCTTGCCAATTGATTCGCTCGCGGACGCCCTCATAAAGAGCGGAAATTGTAACACTGTCGGACCTCTCGACAAACTCTCGACCACGTTCGACCAATTCGATCACGCGGTCGGCCCGCTCCTGGTCGCCGTTGATCGCTTTTGCCGTAGCGTAAGTAAAAGCGAGCTGGCGGGTGTCGGGGTTCATACTCTGCAGCACGGAACAGCCGGACAACAGCAAAAGCATAAAACAAACTGTAAGTAAAATTTTCATTTCAATAGCTCCACGTTGGAACGTCAGCGCGTTTTGTTTCGGTCCAGGCCATGTGCACGAACCCACAATAAGCGCCACCGGCGACCCGTGTGGCGCCGTGCCGGCCGGCTAATACTTTTAGCTTTGTTTCGTGGTCGGGGCTGTCGCAACCAACATCGACCGCTTTTTGCTTTTGATGGTCGCCCGGCGCGTTTTTCGTAAGCTCGTTTGGATGGTTCGGACAGCGACCGCCCGACGTGACAACCACGGGCCGCCCCAGGTCGGTGCGCACTAGCTGGACTTTGTCCAGCGTTTGCTGATCTACGCTTCGGCGGTCGCAATTAACGTGCCCACAAGTGCAGAGTAATTTAACGTCCACGTCGGGGTTAAAATTTTCAGTCGCGATCCTCATGGCCACACCAGGTCGGTTAAATCGGTTAATGTGCCGGCGGCTATTTGTTCCGCGTAGCCGCCCTCGGTTGTCATAAGCTGAACCCGGCGCGCGCCTATAGCGCGGTAAGCGTCCAGCACGGCGGCCAGCGGGTGATCGACGTAGAACGCGCCGTCCGAATCCTTAAAGCGCGGGAACTGCGTTAAACCCGCGTCGTTCATAAACGCGACGGCCTCCTGCAGCGCTTGGCGGTTTTCCGGTTCGCCGCCGTAGCGCGCGCCGTTAATAGTCACGCCTTGGCGCTCCTGCTCTTTGCGCGCTTGCGTTAGTTTCTGCAAAAGCTGCGCAACAGTTAGCACAGTAACGGGCTCTACTCTTGCGTTAAATTGCGCCTCGGTGCGCTTGGTGAGGTCGGGATGGTTTTTTAGTATAGGGTCAACAAACCAACCGCCGCTCGCCGTGTCTTGGTAATATTTAGGCACTATCTGATCTCCGTCCAAAACCCTATATTAGCATTTACAGCGCCCCCTCCCGCAATGCTCAATATATAAGCAGAGCCTATTGGGATTTCAGCAAACAAGGATCCTAAAGGTTGGGTTACCGTTAAGCCGTTGTCAACTCCCGCACTGCTCGCCATTGGGACACTGGGCACATCAATAACCGCTCTCCAGTTTCCGCCGCCCGATGTGTTAGTAGCCCATATTGAAACAGACAAAGCGCGATTTGTGTTATTTGTGTAATTTACGCCTTTTGCACGACTAGAAGTGACATCCACCGCACCTTGCCCGAGTCCTTTGGCTGCGTTATAAAATTTAGCCAGCAGCACTAAAGTCGCTGAAACAGTTTCATCAACCAAAGATTTAGTGGTCGTGCCCCCTGCGTGCGCTTGGTTTACAATTACGTTCCCGCTGTCCGTTATAACCTCAACAGTAAACAATTTGTTATTGCTAGCCGTCCCCGTAACCTGCACAACGTCGCCAATTTCAAGGCCAATAGAGCCAATGCCGGTTAGTGCGATGTTGTTGGTTGAGTTGGTAAAGGTGGCCGTCCCGGCTACGGTCGTATCGCCCGGAAGCGCCGCGAATAGCGCTTGCAAAGACAACAGGTATTGCGATTCGGTCACGCTGTCCGGTGCCCCCGACGCGGTAATGCCCGCCCGGGCCAGTAACGCTTGCTGGAACCCAAACAGGTCATTGACCAGCGCCTGCTCCCAGGGCGTACCGGTGCCGTCGCCCGGCACAGTGATGTTGCGCGCCGACCCTAGCGGGTAGGCCGTATTCGCCGGGGTAATTTTGCCCGGGTACTGAGTTTCTGGAACAATGGCCATCTGTAATCTCCTTACGTGAACCGGACCAAAAGCCCGAGCCATAGTTGTGTGGGGCCGATCTTTAGGCATAGATTTTCGAATTCGTCGCGCCTTGATTCGGGCACGGTTGCTTGCGCCGGGAAGGTCTCTCCGCCAATGTAGAAAAAGAAGGACCAAACCGCGGGCAAAACCGGAACAATATACTTTTTAGTTTGGTTTATAAACCGATCGTAGCCGCCGGAAAGCGCGGCCGGCTCGCCGCATTCTACAAACGCCTCGCCGCACAGCGGCAATATGTCGGCGACTGTTTCCACCACTTTGTTAACAAGCGCAAACCCGATGGGCTCCAGGACGTTGCCGGCCTCGGCGAACGCTTCACCGCATTGCGCCCGCGGCTCGTCGCATTCGACCAGGCTTTCAAAACCCGGCGAGCCGCGTTCAAGGTATTGTAACGGGTTTTTAGGCGTGGCCGCAGCGCTTACGCCGATCGCAGCCTCGGAACCCGGAACCCACCAGTCGTGCACGTACACGTCGAACCCAGCGCCTCGTAACGTGTCTTGAATGTACCGAGGACTTTGGCCTCCAAACGCTCGCCACTCTGCGGCCAGTCGGTCCCGTCGGCCCTGCTCGGCGAGCGTAGAGGCAGGCAGTCCGAACTGTTGCTCCCACGCTGTCAGCTCCCGGGTCGTTTGCGGGAATAGGTCCAGCCAAACGTTATCTATAAAAGCGCGGGCGTCTACCGCCGCCCCTGATAGGCCCTGAAACAGCCGGCGGAGCGCTTTTTCTGGCGTTAACAGCCAGGCGCGCGCATTCGGCAAAAGGTGCTGCAGGGTCCTAAAAAAGATCATAGGAAAGACACCGATCCGAGTTTTGCTTTTTTACCAATGCCAAGCGAAAATATATTTACAAAAATGCTCCCCGTCTGGACGCTTACCGTGTTAAATACGCCGCCCGACGCGCTCACGATGTCGCTGACAACGCCGGCGACTTGGCCCTGCGAGATACGATCCGTTCTAGGCGGGACAGACAGGCCAAAAATGTACGGCTCGCGCGACAGAAAATACTCCTGCAGGGCCGTCGTTATTAGCGCCTCGACAGCCGCGGGCCCTAGCACGTCCAAACCGTCAACAGCGACTTGGAACTCGACGCGTCCAATCGGAAAAGCATTAACAAGCGCGCCGGCGGGTCTACGCGAGGCCAAGCCGTTTTCGTCCAGCTCTATTGAATTGAGAACGGCCTGCAGCTGCGCGGACGTCGGGATCCCGTCAGCGCTGCCACTGCTCGCCGGCGTGGCCTCGACGTACACGGCGACCTGCCCCGGGAACTCCGAGGTGTACGGGTAGACGTTGGCCACGCCCGCGACTTGCTCGCCCCACTGTTCATAGTCCGAGTACGCGCCTCCCTGCGGGCGTTTCTGGAACTTGTCGACCACGCGCTGCCGGTACACTTCTGTTGCTTCCGCATTGGCGCCCGTGGTTACCTGGCTGTCCACGACTGCGCTTTGCTCAATGTTGGCAAGCGGGTTGGCAAATGACACAAGGGCGCCCGGGTCCAAGTTGCCGATAATGCCCACGCCCCCGCCGTTCGACTGGTCTGACGCGGCCCGGATTGTCGCCTGCACTGTCGGGGCGTTGAGCGCTGTCGAACCGATTGTAATGTACGTTACGCCGTTACCCGCCCCTATTAGCTGCGAGCCGGACGGGATAAAGCCCGTTTGACTGGTCACGGTTACGTCGACTAATAGCTCGGCTTGTGTCGCTGCGACCGGATCCCCGACACCGACCAGGCGCCCCCACTCTATCAAGGGCCG